TTGGAACAGAGAAACTTCTGCTGTTCGTGGTATGCAACGTGCTGCCACAGGTTATAGCCGAGCTGTCAGTAATGACTACCAGCGAGCCTTGTATGTACAGGGTCAAGCAAGGAAAGCTTACCAAGCAGGCTTTATAAAATATCAACAAACAAAAGGCTCAGTTAATGAAGGTGGTAGAGACAGACGATCCGTAAAAAAAGGATTAGTTGCTCTAACCAGAGCCAGAGGACAGCTAGATAATGCTGTACAAAAAGAATTTGGAGTACAAATGCAAAGACGCTATCGAGCACGAACTCTACAATTCCAAAATGTCCAAGCTAAAACAAGAGAATCACTTGGTATAAGACCAGAGTATGGTGCTCCAGTTATGATGCCTCCATCTGATAGACTCAGCGGTGCATTAAGTATTGCAAGTACGGTTGTAGGTATTGCAAGTGGACTGGGAGATCTAGGCATGTTTAGTAAAAGTGCTTCTAGTGGTTTTAAGTTTGGCCAAGGCTTTGAAAAATTTGGTGGTTTGATGAACACAACACCGAATCTATTTGACCCCTCATTTATGGGTGGTAGCATTATACCTTTTGATTACTCATGACTCAATCTTATTTTGAATATTTAGGGAGACAGGAAGCTGCTCCCTTTACTAACGAGAAGTTAGATTACGAGAAGACAGAACCTGATCTAACTAAAGCAGTCAATGCACAGATTGACAAGAATATACAGGACCGTAAAGAGTTTTTTGCAGCAGAAATAGAAAACTATAATAAAACTGTAGCTGGTAAAACTGCTAAACAGTTAACAGGTCTTTACAATCTTACTGTTACTGGTAAAGCTTATCTAGCAAAACGTCAAGAGTATGCAGAAGATAAAAAAGCTTTTGACGAATTACAAGATATTTACAACGATCCTGAGAAACGTGGAACTTACGCTACTGTTGAAAAAAACATTGAACAAGTAGAAGGTGAGCTTAGAAACGACGAAGATGTAGCAATAGCTAGAATCGAAACTACTGGTAAAGATCCAGAGACTAATGAAGTTGTCTCGGGTACACAGTTATTAGATTTTAAAAAGACTATAGCAGCTGAAGAGTTTTTAAATGGTAGACACGCAGCAAAAAGCATGTCAACATACTGGCCTATATATTTAGAAATAGCTAGAGACAGCTTGACTTACAATAATAAGTTATATGCTGACTTAACATTTTCAGAAAAACGAGAATGGATGAAAGTTGCAGGGGCTAACTTTGTAGCTATGTTTGCTAAGGCTAATCCTAAGATGACTGAGAGTCAAGTCATTAATAACTTTATGCCTAGCTTTGATTCAACTTCAAAGTCATGGGCTGGGCAGTCTTACGATGTAGAAAATAAGGCTGTTAATAGCCTACGTTCTAACACATCTACACAAAACTATATTAATGCTATTAAAGTATCGGCTGAATCATTTAATAACCCTAACGTCAAATCATCAACTGTTAGCAGTGTCTATGACAAGTCTGGTTTTATACAGAATAAAATAGAAATACTCAAAGCAACAGGTGATCCTAACCCAGCTCAAACAGCTAACACAATGTGGACTAATATGATTCTTGAAGGTATTAAACAAGATCAGTTTACTGAACAAGATATAGAATATTTATTATATCAAGATAAGTTTGTAGCTGCACAACATAAAGGAACTAACAAAAAATCTAGTTACTACGACATACAACCTAAAAATGCTAACAGAATAGCACAGGCTTTTATAGAACAAAATACAAAAAACAACAGAGCATCAGAACAAAAAAGACTACAAGATTTAGAAAAAAGACTTTTAGATGGACAAGAAGTTCCAAGAGATATACTGACTACATTTAGTAATGAAGATTTACGGCAGCAAGCAGAGGAATTATTAGATGCTGGTGAAACATCTGAATTTGAGAGATCTGAGTTTAAACCAGTTAAAAAATTATTTGAAGGATTATCTTTAGAAAGAGCTAAAACGATAGCTGGTTTAAATGGTGATCCTAAGTTAATACAGGATGATGCTTGGAGACTTACTACAGCTAAGAGTGTATATGATCAAGCTGGTGATTACTTTAAAAAAAGATACCAGTATTACTATAATCAAAGTGGTGACAGAGATTCTGCACTACAAAAAGCACAGAAAGATACCACTGATGCTATGGGTAATGGTGACTTTGACAATGTCTTAAGTGATATAATTGAAGATACTAAAATTGCAAAAGCTCAAAAATTAGTAGCATTATATAGAGACAGTAATGGAACAGCTATAAATTCTGGTACTTTACTAGAAGGTGAAGAAGATCCTGTGCTAAATGCTATTGATTACTTTAGCGGTAATGCAGATAAACTAGATCATACATGGACTTTACTAGCTAGAGGATTTCCAAACAAAGGTCCACTAAAGCTAGCACATGATAGATTAGTTAAACTTGGTAAGATTAAACCTATACCAGCTTTGATGTATAATCCAGATGTTAAAGTATTAGACAGCCCATTGTTAAATCATAAAAACAACGCTACTAAAACTATACAAGCAGCTGAAAATGGTATAACTAACAGTGAAAAGTATAACGAAATGTTAGGTGCTTTATCAAAGAAACAAGAACAAAATGGTGGAGTAAATGCTATCAAAGGTCCAGACGGAAACTACGTTACAGAGTTACCATTAGGTAAGCCTTTATCTGAGCACTCTATACAAGAAGTATTCGAGTTAGTCCAAGACGGCTACACAAATATTGGTCTATATGATATGACCCCTACTGCATTAACACAAGTGTTTAGTTCTAACATAGGACTTATTGACTTTACCAAACCATTTGATGAGGTAGCACAGTCTAAGTTACTTATGAGTAGACTCTATCATAAAGCAAACAATCAGCACCTATTTGGTAATGCTGACACATCATACAGAAGATTGATGCCTTTTACGGAAGAGCAGATTGAAAAGTATGAACAATTAATTGATGAAATACCACCATTTATGAGATTAAACACACTTTACGGTCCAGCTGCTAAGGAAGCTATTGACCTAAACTTATAACTATGGAAGAATTTAATGTAGAATATGATCCTACGGGATTTACTTCTCCAGAAGAAATACAAAAGCAGCTTGAAGAAGATTCTATTAAACAAGATAAAATTAATCAAGCTCAACAACTAGCTGTTCAAGAAGAAGAACAGAAAGAAAAAGAACAAGTAGATCCTAGAGTAACTAATGATAAGTGGGGGCTAAAAGCTTTTGCTAAAGAAGGTCAGTCTATTTTAACTGGTGGTATACAAGATACTATTTCTTCCAGCACTACATTTGCAGAACGTACATTTGACGCTGTAAGTGGTCAGATGCAAAAAGAAAAAGAGGAGCAAGGTTACTATAGACCAGACTGGGATCCATTTGTAGATGAAGATGACCCTATCATAACTAAAACATGGTGGGGTAAATTACTAAGAGGTACTGTACACTTTGGTAGCATGGCTGCCGGTATTGTATTATCAGCTAAAGGATTAGCCGCAGCTGGTGTACCTTTACTAGGTGCAGCTTCAGCTAAGATGTTAGGACTTGGAAGCATTACCAGAGCTATGGCTATTGGTAGTGTATCTGACTTAATATCAAAAGAATCAGACGGACATAATGCTTTAGGTGCTTTAACTAAACAGTATGGTTGGATGGATACACCACTAACTACAAAAGATACTGACCATCCTATGATGATGAAATTTAAAAACATTGTCGAAGGTATGGGTATAGGCTTAATATTTGACGGAGCAGCACAGTTAATAGGCGGTGGTAGTAGTGCAGTTAAAAGACAGATCATACAGCGTAACGCTAGTATAGAAAGTCAGACGACTACAGCTGCACTTGCACAGATCCGTAAAGGCGACGCTCAGTTTCGTGCTGAAAAGAACGCACCTATAGCTCAAAGACATCAAGGTGCTCATACATCAGAGGTTGACGTAGGTCAAGCTAGAGATCAGCTAAAGCGTACACGTACTGACTGGGGATCTGAAGACGGATCTACAGGTGGTGTTACAACTAACGTAGAACGTGAACGTATAGCAAGAGAAGGTGGTACAACTGACGAGGTAGTCGAACGTACACTTCGAGGTCTAATGAGCGATGAAAAGTTTAAAAAGGAAATGGAGTTTGTTAAAGGTGATAGAAAAGCTTTAGCAGACGTTTGGCGTGATGCAATAGAATCTTACATGAAGATTACTGACGGTAGAGAAGTAGTAGATATGTCCCCAGAGGAATATTTAACTGATCTATTTGAAAAACAGAAAGCTAGTATACCACTTGGAGACAAGACATTTGAAACATGGTCTGCTGAAACAGTAGTTACAGCTGACTTAGTAGTCGGATCTTTGCTTAAAAAGCTTAGAGACACAGGTATAGCTGGTAGAGAACTAGCAGATTACGTGTCATTAGATGACATTGACGGACCAGCAAAGCAAATAATAGATACTATGTTAACTGCTTTGACACAGACTAAAAAATCTAGGTTTGTAGCATCTGATTATTTTAGATCATTTGGTGCAGGCAAGACTAGGCAGCAAATAGATGATGCAGTAAATCAGGCAGTAGCGTCTGATATGCAAGATGTTAAGGATTCTATATTTTCTATTCTTAAAATAGCTAAAGATGATGCAGATGACAACCTACTAAATGCGTTGTTTGAAGCTTTTTCTATGATGAAAAATGTAAACAATCTAGATGACTTTGATAACTGGGCAAGAACTATACTAAAAGGTGGACAAATAGGTGGCGAAGGACCAGAACGTACTGGTGCTTTGATACGTAGTCTACAAGAAATGATAAGTCACAGTGTATTAAGTGGACCTAAAACACCACTTCGAGCATTGTTAGGTACAGGTAGTGCAACATTCTTGCGTCCTATCTCTACATTTATCGGAGCTACTATGCGTTTTCCGTTTACTGGAGATGCGTCTACTGTACGTAGCAGTCTTGCGTCAATGAATGGCATGATGGAAGCTATACCAGAAGCGTTTGATTTGTTTTTTACCAAGCTAAATGGCTACTGGAGTGGTGATATATCTACAATTAAAACTAGATTTATTGAGTTTACTAAAGGTGATGCTAACTGGGAAGTTATGCGTAGATGGGCAGAAGATAGTGGTAGAGCATCTCGAGAAGATCGTGCTATTTTTGCTTTTACTAACATGATACGTGGTATAAATAACAATAATCTTTTTACTTACTCTACTAAGATAATGGCAGCGACTGACGATGCTTTTACATTCTTACTAGGTAGAGCTAAGATGAGAGAAAAAGCTATGCGTCGTGTACTAGAACTAGAAGGCTCTGGTGTACAGTTACCACAGATCAACGGTAATATTATGAAAGCGTATCAAGATGATTTCTATGGAGAAATATTTGATGCTAATGGTAATATTAAAGATGATGCAACTATGTTTGCAAAAAAAGAGGTAACACTAACACAAGACTTGACTGGCTTTGCTAAAGGTCTTAACGATGTTATGACATCAAATCCTTTTGTTAGACCTTTCTTTTTATTTGCTAGAACTGGTGTAAACGGACTTGCACTAACAGGTAAGCATACACCCGGATTTAACTTTCTTGTCAAAGAATTTAATGATATAGCTTTTGCTGGACCTAAAGATATACCTAACCTTAAAAAGTATGGTATTAACACAGTAGAAGAATTACAAAACGCAAAATCATTACAAACAGGTAGATTGGCGATAGGCTCTGCTGTAACCTTTATGGGCATACAAGCATGGATGTCAGGCAGACTTACTGGTGATGGACCTACAGATAGGCAGCAACGTCAAGGTTGGATAGATGGTGGTTACTTACCCGGAACTATAGAAGTTGGTGGTGTAAGAATAGAGTATGAGGACTTTGAACCTTTTGGTCTAGTGCTAAAAACTATAGCTAACGTAGGTGATGCTAGTATTTTGATGGGTGAAGAGTGGTCAGAAAAAGAACTACAAAAGATTTCTCTTGTGGTAGCTCAGGCTGTATCAGGTAAATCTTATATGTCTGGACTTCAACAGCTAGTTGATTTAGTAGCTGGTCGCCCCGGTCAAGCAGAACGTATTGTAGCTAGTGTTACTAATAATACAATACCTCTTGCAGCTTTACGTAATGAACTAGGTAAGCTACTTAGTCCACATATGCGTGAAATTAATTCTGGTGTATTCCAGTCTTGGCAAAACCGTAACTTGGCTACTGAAATTTTACCCGGTATCGAAGGTCTACCTATTAAGTATGATATGCTAAACGGTAAACCACTAAGAAAACATGACTTTATGACTCGTGCATTTAACATGATTAGTCCTATTCAACTAAACATGGATCAAAGTGCTGGTAGACAATTCTTGTTTGACAGTGGATATGACCTTAGAATCAGTACATTTTATGCACCTGACGGTACTAACCTAACTGATGATGCAGGCATTAGATCTCAATTTCAACAAGCTATTGGTAGGTATAATCTAGAAGCACAACTAGAAAAGCTATCTCAAGATCCAGAAATGATTGCATCTATGAAGTTAATGAGAAAAGATATTCGTGCTGGTAATCGTGCAGAATACAATGCTAGAGATTATAAACACAATATTGTAATTGACAGACTGTTTAAAGAAGTTAGAAGATTAGCTTGGAATGATATTAAATACAGACAAGATATCTTAGCTTTAACACAAGAACAGAAACAGAAAAAAATACAACAAGAATTTAAAACTAGAGAATCAAACAACCTTCTTTCAATGTATAAGTAATGGCAACAACTTTCGTAGATTACACAGGAGACGGAAACGCTACGAAGTCGTTTTCCTTTCCTTCCATCAAAGAAGCTGATATTAAAGTTGATGTAGATGGCGTTATTAAAACAGTCACTACACACTATAATATAACTAGCTATACAACAACCGGTGGTGGTAATGTAGTATTTACTTCCGGTAACATACCATCCAGTCCAGCCCAAATACGTATCTTTCGTGATACTGATGTAGACAGTGCTAAGGCAACTTTTACAGCAGGGTCATCAGTTAAGGCAGGCGATCTTAACAGCAACATGACGCAGATTCTGTATGCTGCACAAGAAGAACAGAATCAAACAATATTAGCATCTGACATAAAAGATGGGGCTGTAACTACAGCTAAGATAAAAGATGCAGCAGTTACAACAGCTAAGATAACAGATGCTAATGTAACTACAGCTAAGATTGCAGACGACGCTGTAACAACTGACAAGCTAGCTAACTCTATTAATACTGAAATAGCAGCTAACACAAGTAAGACTACAAACCAAACTCACACAGGTGATGTTACAGGTTCTGTAGCTTTAACTATAGCTAATGCAGCAGTTACTAATGCTAAGATTGCGAATGATGCAATCAATAGTGACAAGATTGCAGACAATGCAATTAACTCAGAGCATTATACAGACGGTAGTATAGATACTGTACATATAGATGACTTACAAGTTACTACAGCTAAGATAGCAAATGATGCTATAGTAGGTGGAAAGATAGCTGATAATGCTATTGACTCAGAGCACTATACAGATGGTAGTATTGATACAGCACACATAGCAGACGATGCAGTTACTACAGATAAACTAGCTAACTCGATTGTTTCTGACATAACAGCTAACAATGCAAAGGTTACAAACGTAACAACAAACCTTACGTCTACTAGAGGTGCTTCATCAGTTATTATAAATAGTAGTGACGGAACTAATGCAACAATAGGAGAAGCAACTAGCTCTGATGCTGGTGTAATGTCAACAGCTCATCACGACAAATTAGATGGTATTGAAACTGGAGCTACAGCAGATCAGACAAATGCAGAAATTCGAGCAGCCGTAGAAGCTGCGACAGATAGTAATGTATTTACTGATGCTGACCATAGCAAGTTAAACGCTATCGAAGCTAGTGCAACAGCAGATCAAACTGATGCAGAGATTAGAGCTGCTGTAGAAGCTGCATCTGACAGTAATGTATTTACAGACGCAGATCATACTAAATTAAATGCTATAGAAGCAAGTGCTACAGCTGACCAGACAGCTAGTGAAATTAAAACATTACTACAGTCTGACAAGTTAACTGCTAGTGAAATAGCAACAGGTGCACTAGATGGTAGATACTACACAGAAACAGAATCTGACGCTAGATACTTTAACATAAGTACTGGGGACACTATTAAAGATGGTGACACATTTCCAGACAATGATACAACGATTGCGACAACCGCAGCTATCAACGACAGGATAATTGACCTTGTTGATGATGTTGGTGGCTTTGTACCTATAGCAAGCGAGACTGCTTTTCCTTCAGCTAACCCTGATGTAAACAATGGGTCTGGTACTCTTGTATCAATTAAGGCTATTGGAAGTACACGCACACCAAGCGGTGGTACAGTTACAATTTCAAACGGAGCTGGATCTAGTACTGTAACTATTACAGGCTGTGGATCTACAGTTCTTACAGCAGGCTTTGGTGTTATTGTAGAGACTACATCTACTTTACATACATACGCTTTTCATAGACTTGTACCAAAGGCAACAGAGGTTACAACTGTAGCTGCAAACGCAACTAACATTGCTGCGGCTGGAGCTAACACTACAAATATAAATACTGTAGCTGGTAATCAAACTAACCTTAATACAGTAGCTGGTATATCTGGCAACGTTACAACCGTGGCTGGTGTAGCATCTAATGTTACAACTGTAGCTGGTATTTCATCTGACGTTACTGCTGTTGCAGCTGATGCGACAGACATAGGTGTTGTAGCTGGTAAAGCAACAGAGATAGGTAGATTAGGTACAGCTGATGCAGTAGCTGATATGAATACCTTAGGTACTACAGCAATCGTATCTGACATGGATACACTTGCAGATATCTCAAGTAACATAACTACTGTAGCTAACAACTCAAGTAATGTAACTACAGTAGCTGGTGTATCAAGTAATGTAACTACAGTTGCTAATATATCGACTAACGTCTCAACAGCTGCTGGAGCTGTAAGCAACATTAATACAGTTGCTGGCTCTATAGCAAACGTAAATACAGCTGCAACTAATATTGCAAATGTAAATAACTTTTCTAGTACATATCAGATAGCATCCTCTAACCCATCAACAGATGGTGGTGGTAACTCACTAGCTGCCGGAGACTTGTACTTTAATACTTCAGCTAACGAGCTAAAAGTATATAATGGTTCAGCTTGGCAAGGTGGTGTAACAGCAACTGGTAACTTAGCTGGTCTAGGTACTAACACGTTTACAGGTACACAAAGTCATGGTGATAATGTAAAAGCTGAATTTGGTGCAAGTGCAGATTTACAGATATATCACGATGGTAGTCATAGCTATATTAACGATAATGGTACGGGATCACTTTACCTTCAACAAAATGGGAATTCTAGATTACAAATTAAGAGTGGTGGTATAGGTGTAACTGGTAACATAGACGTTACTGGTACAGTTGATGGTGTAGATGTATCTGCACTTAACTCAACAGTTAGTGGTATTACAACCAACGCTACTCACTCAGGAGAAGTTACAGGTAGTGGTGCTTTAACTATTGCAGACAACGTAGTAGACGAAGCAAACCTAAAGGTATCTAACTCACCTACTAATGGATATCTCTTATCGGCTCAAAGTGGAAATACAGGTGGTTTAACTTGGGTAGCTGCTCCAACAACAAGTTTTAGTAACATTGACGCAGATTTAAACGTAAAAAACGGCAAAGTAGTAGCTGCGGGGGATAATTCGGATATTTATATATTTAAAGAGGCAAGTGGAGATACTTATTTAAGAGGACTCAATTCAGTAATGAATATTAATACTCTTCATAACTACTCTATGAAGTTTAGAACTAATACTCTTAGTACTAATGCTGGTTGGGATATAGAAACTGATGGTGACTTTGTACCTAGTGGACATAAAGCTGTTGATATTGGTTCCTCAAGTAAATATGTAGATCAGTCATATCTTGCTGATATTAATTGTGAAAATATAGCTATAACACAAAATATAAATCGTACTAGCACTGGTGGTAATATTGGTAGTTCTTCATATAGATTCAGTAATATATATGCTACTACTTTTCATGGAGACGGTTCTAACTTAACAGGTATAGCTGCTGGTGTAACAAGTGATGCACAAGCAAACACTGTAGCTGGTACTAATGCTGGAGATAGTTTTAGCGGTACAAGTGCTGCTTTTAATACCTTATATGGTTTTGATGCTGGTACAGGTTTACAAAGTGGAGATGGTAATACTGCATTAGGTGCTTATGCTCTTGCAGCAAACAATAGTGATGCAAACGTAGCTATTGGTCTTAGAGCAGCATACAGTCTTACAGGAGCAGCTAACATAGCTATCGGACAAGATGCTATGAAAGATTCTACTGGTGTAGACAGAGGAGTATGTATCGGTTATCAGGCTGGTATGGACGGTGCAACATCTCAATCCGTACTCATTGGTTATGGTGCTGGAGATAATTTATCAAGTGGTAATGCTCAAAACGTAGCGGTAGGTGATTCAGCGTTAGGAAATAGTTCATCTAGTGGAAAATGTACTGCTATAGGTTGGGAATCACAAGCGGTTGCAACTGGTAATGAAAACACTTCTTTAGGTTGGGAAACTTTAAGAGCTGCTACTGGAGATTCTAATACTGCTTTAGGTCGCAAAGCTTTAAAAGCTTGTCTTGGCGGTAGTAGAAACGTAGGTGTAGGTGATAATGCACTTGTCAGCGTTACTACTGGTAATGATAATATTGCTATTGGTGGACCAGCTGGAGAAAATTTAACAACTGGAAGTAATAATATAATTATAGGTTATAATACTAACGCTACAGCTGTTAACACAGATAACGAAATAACTCTAGGTAATACATCTATTACCAAGTTTAGAATACCCGGTATAAACGTAACCTTAAAAGACAATGGCGGTACACCAACTAATGGTCATGTACTAACAGTTGATTCTAACGGTGAAGCTGGATTTGCTGAAGCTGGTGGTGGTGTAAGTAGTGATGCACAAGATAACGTTGTAGCTGGTGATAATGCTGGTAATTC